GATAAGAGACAACTCGAGCATGGGCTGGGATTGCCATGAGATCTCCTCGCTTGGCGGCTTCCCAGACTTGTTCCCAATCGGTCTTTGAGTTACGACAAAAGGGTTTAGCTAATAATCATTTTTTATTATACCTCCAACTTCAAAGGGTTCTCCAACTCTTGTTTCTTCTTTCCAACAGTAGTCATTTGCGGCGGATGATCTTGAGATCTCGGCATGGATTCCTCTTCCAAACACTCCAACAACTGCGGCAAGAGATTTCTTCTCGGAGAAGGCGCAGACGAATTGGAAATGATCGAAGCCTGTAGTAGCGCCTCTTTCTTGTTGACCTTTGATCCAAGAAACAGAGAGGGGGAGTTGTTTTGATCCGCCTTCAAGAAAGGAGGCCATACTCGGGAGCGAGATGGGTGCGGTGCAAATCCAGAAAATACCTTGTCGGCGGGCGGTGCTGACTCTGCTTGTGCGGCGCAAACTCGTTGGTGGGCGGCTTCCATTGCTTGTGATACTGTCCATTCTGCCATCAGTATTAGAGAGAACCGAGAGAATTTTGTGAATTCTCAGGGCGGGGGATTGGCTGTTTATATAGGCAACCTGGCTGTGCAAGGCTGTGTGGCAGGTGACGCGGGCGGCGATCATGTGAGGCGGGCGGGCGGGCGGGCGGCCAATTCCTTATTTTTCGACCCCTACTTGTCGAAATAAGGAATTAAGGGTGAGAACTGAGAACGGCGATTAGTAAGTAGCACTGTCGCCTCGATTCTCCCCATGACCCTTTCCAGCCTAAAGGCTTCCCTTGGGTCATGGGTTCGAATGAGGCTACTAATCGCCTAACCCTAACCCTAACCCTAACCCTAACCCTAACCCTAAAAACCCTGACCAACCCTAACCAACCCTAACCAACCCTAACCAACCCTGACCGGACCTTGGTCATTTAGCGTGGCATGGGCCATCCCCACTACCCGTGGGGCCCCTTGAGCGATCAATATAAAGGAAATTAGTGGTTTATTTAAGGGTCAGTATAGGAAAGTTTGTAATTCATAACAATGTCACCAGAATCTGCAGCAGCTCCATTAACATAAGCAGCAACAATGACATATACGTTATTAGCTCTTCCAAAAACAGAACCAGACGATTGATACTTCATCTTCTTGTTAAGATTGACAACAATACGAGTACAAACACTATCAGAAGTTGATGAAATCAAAGAATTCATGGTGATCAATTCATCTCTGAGAACAGTAACACCTTTTGGATTGGTCAAAGAAAAGGCAGCTGTTCCTGAGTAACTACCTGGAAGGAAGGCTTCTGTAAAGGCGTAACCTGCAGTTGAAAAAGCGACAGAGGATGGGTTGTATTCTTCTCCACCATATACTACGAGAACACGATAAATGTAAGCGGAAGCAACAGGATCAGTATTGAAAACAATATTGCAATGTAATTGTTTCATATAAATTTCGTCACCAACTCTATTACCATCAAGAGTTCCTTGAGCAACTTGAGCAGTAATGTTAGCTGTATAAATAGAACCAGCAACGAGATTGGTTAAGGCAAAGGCACCAGACTTATGCTTGAGTTCAGTTTGAGTTCCAAGCATTCTTCTTACAGTAGCTACTGTGGCGAGTTTTTTACCTTTCTTGGTTGACTTTCGTTTACGAGTTTTAACTAACTTTCTTGCGTAGGGAGGCATCTTAATAATATTTTTTTGTGGCAAAGAAGCTGGATAGGCAATTGGAGTATTTGAACTTCCTCGATCATTGAACAAGTAAAATGACCCGATACGCGAAGAAAGTACTCCAGCAGCAGCACCTGATATTTGACGTTTATACTGGCCCAAAGAACTAATGACAACGGGCGCAAAGCTACTCATCTTTATTTTTGGTCAACTCAAGCAGTTTAACGATATCAGCACTTGTAGCACGGCCAGTGACTATCAAGTATCCAGCAACACATAGCACAAAGATATGAACACACAAGTGGAGGTTGTACAAATCAAACATCAGTTATATTATTATTAGGGGGAAAGTAAGTTATTTCCAAGCGGCGCATTAAGGCATCCATTGTTGCCATATCACATTCCGGATACCACGCGGAAGGTTCAAGATTCGAAGTAAGCCAAATTCTCTCTGCATCCAGGGGTCGGGAAGATCCCTTGACTTCCACCATGAGCGGATACCTATCTGTCCATCGAAGAAGGTGGGCAATGTCAATACTTCCGCGAAATTCATCGATAACAACGTTTGTTTGACCTCGGTAACCATCCCAGAATTTACTCCGTGGATCCTTAGGAAAAGCATCATCCCCTGCTTCCTCCCAAGCCCTTCTTGATTTTCCAGTACACGTACTTCCCCAAAATACAATAACTTTTCTTTCAATAGCGCGAGGTTGAGCATAGTTTTTCCCGATTGATAGCAGGGTGTGATAAGAGACAACTCGAGCATGGGCTGGGATTGCCATGAGATCTCCTCGCTTGGCGGCTTCCCAGACTTGTTCCCAATCGGTCTTTGAGTTACGACAAAAGGGTTTAGCTAATAATCATTT